ACTCAAGAAAGTATTACTACCGCTTATGCTTGTTACTTGTGGCAGGTTGACCGACTGCAGCTGCGAGCAATTCGAGAAAATATAACCGCCGCTTATGCGCTTGATATGTGTGTTAGTGAAGGAGGTTAACCTAACGCAATGCTCAAACATATAACCTACTGCCACTTCTTCCAAATCGAAGTCGGGGACGGTCTCTAACTGCGTGCGCAGATACAGAACCTGCCATATCATCGTAGGTATGCCCACCACCTGCCGGTCGGGGTCGTAGAAACCCCACTCGTCAGCACCCGGTATAGGTGTGGTGTCGCCGCCGCCGTGGTCAATGAGTTCGTTGTACTCTTCAAGCAAGCGGTTGTACTCCTGCGAGAGGTTGGCATATTCGACATTCTTACGGGTAAGCGCCGACATAGCCGCCTGTTTGGCATTAACGGCGGTTGAGAGTTCCTGTCTGAGGGCCGCTATACGCTCTTCAAGCACGGTGTCGGTGGTGCCGTAGTTGGACAGTATGGCGGGGCGGGTTGTACAGTTGCCGGAGCAGACGCGGTCAACGGTTGTAACAACCTCAAAGGCTCGAAGGAAAAGTGCCGTCGTATATAAGCCGCGTAAGTCAAAAGCGAGTTGGAGGTCGTAGTAGTCGGCGGTATCGAAGTCGTCTTGGGCAAAGGGTATCTCAAACCCGCCTGCCACGGCTGTGGCATCGTACTGCTCCCATTGCGTTGAGCCGTAGGCGCGGACCGAGGCGGCGCAGTTGGTGAGGTCTGAAGCAAGAGCGGGCACGGCTGTTCCGCGGTCGTTTCTTACGAAAATAGGCACAAATAAGGCAAATTGTGAGCCTACAGTTACGGATGGAATAAAAGGTTGCATAATAATATAGATTTTTAAGTTTGTTTGCAGTTGTAAAGAATTGCTTTACATCTGAGTTTTTTTTGCGGACTTTACGGAAGAAAAGCGAAAGTGGTCTTTGGAACAGTTGTATCTTTGCCGTTGAAAACAGAACCGGTTAGTTTTTCACTAATTAACAACATTTATTAACCTTTCAAAAATTTCTCTATGTTATGGCAAAAGTTAGTTACATCGACCCCGTGTATGCTCTTCACGGAAAAATCAACAAGGATAGCCGAGTTTGTTACAAACAACTTGCTTCCACTGGTACTTCCTTCACTGCTTTACTTCCTGAAAAGGTTGAACGCGTCTATTCTGCAGAGGAAATCGCAAGACAGCAAAAATTCTCATTAGCGCGCGCCGCTATGGAAGTAGCCCTTGCAGACCCTGAGCAGTTGGCCGCTCTGAAAGCCGCTTTCAAGAAACAAAACAAGTATCGCACCCTTCGCGGTTTCGTCTTCGCACAAAAGTATGCGATGAATTAAACCCGTTCGGGTTATTCAAAGATTGCATCTTATTCATTATTCAAAGACTCAAAGATTTGGAGATTCCGACCTTCGTCGGAAGGAGGCGGGAATTTTTGAATCTTTGAATTTTTGAATCTTTGAATTTTTGAATTTTTGAATCTTTGAATTTTTGAATCTTTGATTTTTTTTTGATAATTTTTCACTCCGGCATTTCTATGCCATACTTCTTGCAGATATGCTCCACAAAAGCAGGGGGCAAAATGTGAGAATGTTTGATAAATTCCCACTCTACAAGTTCACGTATTTCCCTTTGAATCCATTGTTGAATGGTCCGCACACTCACACCTGCAAGTGTAGCGAGTTGTTTTCTGTTTGTCGCTTTCATTGTTTTTGGGTTTTTATTGGTTGGTAAATTATGTTTTATTCCTAATTATTTCGTTGCTCTTTCCGTATATCGGTTGTACTCGTTCCATGCCTGTTCAATGCCATAGTCGCCTGTAACGGTTACACGGGCAACAAGCGGTTGCTTGAGCCGTTCGTTGAGTTCTGCGAGCAGTTGCTGTAAGTCGGAATTGCCGGAAAGTCCGGAATTGCCGGAATTGCCGGAATTGCCGGAATTGCCGGAATTGCCGGAAATGCCGGAAAGTCCGGAATTGCCGGAAAGTCCGGAATTGCCGGAAAGTCCGGAATTGCCCCGATACACAACCCTGTTTTGCCGAATCGCCTCAAGTTGGTTGATTGTCGGAGCAATGTCCGGGTCATTGACTAACTCTTGCGGCACGACATACTCGCCGGCGTGGACTGTCCCGACGGGTTCGTATTTCTGTCCCTTTCGGGTAAAACCGCCTTGGTCGTAGTCTCTGACTAAACCGCCACGGGCAAAGCCTTGTGCTTCTTGTGCCGCTGCCTGTTTCTTTATTGATGCAATCTGCACGCCGCCAAAAGCCACCGCTGCCGCTGCTGCCACTGCACCAAGAGCCGGACCGACAACCGGGATACCGGCCATCGACTTGTAAGCCTCAATGGCTGCTTGAGCGGTTGAAGCAATGGCTTGCATTATCTGTATGGAGGTCTGTTTCTTGTTGGCTTTGGCTTTGATACCGGCAATCTTTTTCTGCTTTTCCTGTTCCAGTTGTTCCTGTAAGGTCTTGTTGCCTTCCGCCTGTTCTATCTGTTTGTCGTATTCCGACTCGACCTTCGCCACATCGGCCTGCATCGACGCACTTATATACTGCGATGCAGACGATAGCGCACCCGCAAAAGTACTGAACATAACCTGTGCGACGGCTTCCTGTTGCTGTTTGCGCTGTTCTGCAAGTTCCTGCTCTTCTTTAAGCAGTTTTTCGTTCTCTTCCTGACGGCGTTTTTCTTCTTCCTTTTGGCGGGACTCTTCCTCTTTGTTTTTTTTTTCCTGCAGTTTCTGCTCTTCCTGACGGAGCCACAACTGGTAATTGAGCAGAGCCTCACAATGTTTGAGCTCGGCTTCCTCCCTTTCATCAGAGCCTTCGACATAGAGCAGAGCCACTTGTGCGAGGTGGTCTGTCTCCGCCTGTTTCATTTTGTCAAGGTACTCTTGCTGTGTGAGGGTCTCATCTACAAGCATCTGCTTGTATTGCACCTTTTGCACATCGTACTGCGCTTTTAACTCTGCGAGTTGCTGTTTGAGCGCGTCGACTAATCCGTCCTCTTGGACCGCGGTCGTCCCGCCCGCCGACCTTGGAGCGCGGTCGTCCCCGCCCGCCGAACTTGGAACGTCGCCTAATCCGTCAAGACCGACAGATACGATTGGCCGGCTCTTGTCTTCGTCTTTGTTTGTCGGTACCGGCGGTAGCATTATCGTACCGCCACCGCCATCGCCGACCTTCATCCCGTAACCGTTTGCCTTGCCGTCATCGGGACCGCCGACACCTAATTTATCTTGTGCCCATTGGTATGCAGACTTGGCTGTATCCCACACTTTTATTAAGCCTGTAAGCAAGTCTTTCACACTGTTGGTTACCTCGGAAATAGGTGTAATATGGAGTTTCAGTACCGTACTCCAAGAATCCGTTTTTTTAGCAAGTGCAATATACCCTTTGACGGCTTCGGAACACCAATGCACCAAAGTCTTTATTACTGATACAGCCTGCGTGACCAGACCTACCGACTCGGCGATAGCGGGCTTGAGTTCCTCACCCAAGGCGACCCACACCTCGTTTAAGGCTTTTTTGTTTCTTTCAAGTTGAGCCTCGACGGTGTTGTTCTGTATATTGTAAGCGTCAATCACAGCCGTGCCTTGCTCAAAAGCAGCGGTAGCACGCGTTTGCTGCTCACGAAGAAAATCCACCTTGCTTGCCATCGTGGCGAGAGTCTGAATAACGCCGCTACCGCGTTCGCCCATGTCGGCAAAGATAGGGGCAAGGTTGGCAAACGAGCCGTTCTTGTTGAGCGTGTCAAAGAGCACCAGCAAAGCACTGTTCATGTCCGTTTTGACGAGACGGGAAAACTCTTTTATATTTTGTATGCCGGCGGCATTTGCTATCTTCTCTGTATTGACTGTAAGGTCGGAAATAAGTTTTTGCATCGCCGTTGACGAACGCTCTATACTAACCCCGGAATTTTCAAAAACAGCACCCATGGCTGTTATTTGAGCGAGCGACAACCCCGCCTGCGCACCTACACCGCCAAGCCGGCTCGTAAATTCAGCCACACCGCCTGCAGATGCTGCACAACTGTTGGCCATCTCTGTGATGGCTGAACCTATCGACAAAAGGGCTTGCTCCGTCCCTTTTTCGGTTTCCACACCAAACACACCGGCAAGTTTGGTAAGCGTCAAAGTGGCATCGGAGCCTAAGTCCTTTAAGGCGATATTCACCATATTGGCGGCCCGCACATACCCTAAGACATCCTCAACCGTGTTTTTGCCCAAACGGCCGGCATCGGCGGCGAGTTTGTTTAACTGCTCGCGGCTTGTCCTTGTGTCCATCTTTTGGAACTCCTCATTGAGCCGTTTTATTTCATCGGTGGTCATGCCTGTATATTGGCGCGCGTCGGTCATGGCGGCATCCATCTTTGCTACGGCATCGACGGCATGGCTGACGGCTGAGCGTATGCCGGCAAAAGCACCTGTTACAGCGGCTATCGGTCCTAATAGAGAAGTAAAACCGCCTTTCAGAACAGATAAGAAACCGCCGCTGCCGCCAAACGACTTTTGAGCAAGCCCGGCTTCACTGCGCACCTGCGATATGGCAGTTTCAAGTTTCTTTACCTTGGCAGACGCAGCGGCAAACTCTTCCGTACCACGGCGGGCGTTCCTGAGTTCCTTTTGAGCCTGCCGAAGGGCTGTCTGCATCTCCTTGAGCGTGCTCTTGTCCAAACGCCGGAGCACACTGTCAACTGACGAAAGCGACCGCTGAAATTCCTTTGTCTCTTTCTCGGTCGCTTTAATCTCTTTCTGAATCTGCTTCATCGCCTTTGTGTCGCCTTTCATTTGGGCTTCTTGGTAGGCTTTTTTCAGTTCTTCAGTTCGTTTTTTGAGTTTGTCTATCTCATTTAAGGCTTCGCCCACATCGACGGTAGCCTTAAAGTTTTTTGTTTCTGTGGACATAAGGGTTAAGATTTCTTGTTTAATAGTTAATAGTTAATAGTTAATATCACATTGCGTTTATTATTGCCGGGACAAATTCTGCATAAGGGCTTACGCAGCACGATATTAACTATTAACTGTTAAATATTTTTACTCTCCGTCGTCCTCAGCGTCTTCAGCGTTTGCCTTTATATCGGCAAGACACTCAGCTGTGATATACGGAGCGGGTATCTGGTCTGAGGCTTCCACATGAATCTTTGTGCCTACCTCACCTGCTGCACCTGTACCCTGGTCTTGTGTAACGGTTACAGTGGTTTGCCATTTGGGCGAACCTACGACACGGCCTTTGCCGTTTGCACGAATAACGACAAACACCATATCGTTGTTGAGTATTCCGCTTACGGCACCGGTGGCTTCCTCGCTTACGCCCGGATGGGTGTATTCGAGAATGTTTTTCTGCGTTTGTGCCGGTAGCGAACCCTGAGCCTCTGAAGTGAGGGCAAGCGTTTCGGGAACTGCAATATGATGCGCCCATTTGAAGCCGCTTTTCAGTACAAACACACCTTGATAGCAACCTGAGGTTATCTGGTTACGGTCGTTCACGGGAAGGGCCGGCCATTGTGCGATGCCTTCTTTTGAGATGCAATATACATCTTCAAGAGCGGCCGGGGCTTCGAAACACCCCTTTGCCCATGCAAGGGATGGAGCATTTACTATTGTTACTGCCATAGTTGTAAGAATTTAATTTAATTAAACATTCAAAGACACTTTACGCAATCTTAACCACTTTAAGCCGTTTTGCGTCGATAGACTCGAACTGTACTCCGAAGAATATAGTTGCCACGAAGGTAAGCAAGAACGGGTGGTACTTCTCTACTTCGGCGCGCAAATCGTCGCTCTGGGTGTCGTAACCGTAAAGCATGTTATTTGCGGGAGCAATGTGGATGAAGTGGCTGGCGGCTTTGTTTGCAAGCGGGCAAAGGATAAGTTTGCCGTTGGAGCCTTCAACCGCGGTTTGTCCGTACTGGTTGCCCGGCATGATTATTCCACCGTGAGCAGCCAGATAGGCCTCGTTGTATTTGTCAACGAAGTCCTGTGAGCAGTACAGGTAGCAAACCTGTGCGCGAAGTTCAGGAGAGAGCGAGTACAGTATTTGTTTTGCTACATCAAGGGCGTTTTCAGCGGTTATCTGGGTTGCCGACAAGTCGAGCAGGTTCCCTTTTGCAACCGAGATTTCTTCAGCGGTTATTTCGGCGCCGGTAATGGTGTCAAAACCGTTGAAAAGGTCTGCAGTGGTATTGCCGTTCTCGTTCCTGACACCTGACCAGATAGCGTTGTTCAAGTGCTCTGAGAGGCTCTTTGAAATAAGTCCGAGCACTGCCTGAGCGGTAACAGCGTTTTTTATACCCTCGCCCTGACTTGCAGCCTGAGCACCAAGAAGTGTGGTGATTGCGCTGTTAGGGTCGAACTGTGTAACGACAGAGCCGAAATAAGTCTCCAGAGTACGGAACTTAATTTCCAGATCCGGCGTTGAAACACGGTCAACCTTGTAAGGAGCGATTTGTGCGGCATAACTGCCTGTACCTACCGACTCTTTGTAACGAACACCGGGGCGACCGGTCATGTACTGAAGAGTTTCTTTTGCGCCGATGACGGGCAAAGTGAGTAATTCCGAACGGAATTTGTGAGCGGCCTCTTGGAAAGCGGCCAAGTCAAAAGTTACTGATGCTGCCATAGTTGTAATGGTTTTAAAGTTTGTAAATAAAGTTAATTAAAAGTTTTTGTCTGTTTTGCAGATTTCTGCTATTTGCAGGTTTTTGGCTTTAAGGCAGTGCGTTGTACATCTCCAATGCCCGGGCATAAGTGTCCAAATAGGTCTCACCGGCATTTGAAAATACAGTCCCTGTTTCGGGCATATCGTCGTACTTATCGATTGGAACGTCTTCATTTGGAGAGTCTTCACTTGGAGAGTCTTCGCTTGGAGAGTCTTCACTTGGAGAGTCTTCACTTGGAGAGTCGTCGCTTGGAACGTCGTCGCTTGGAATGTCTTTACTTGGAGAGTCTTCACCCGCCGGTTGTGAGTTGTGATTTGCTAATTGTGAATTGCCTGTAAACGCTTCACGGATGGCATGAACAATCTTTTGAATAAACGACTCTTTCGTCTCTGCAAACTGAGGAACGGGCAGGCTTGCACTATTCAGCACACCTGTATAGAAGTCAAAGTTGTTTATCACCTGTTCCGTTGAAGCGGAGTTTTCTATTATGCCGTCAACGAAGCCATAATCAAGGCACATGTCGGCCGTTAACCATTCGGCTGTATTCATTAGGTCTATCATAGCCTCGATGCTCGTTTCTGTTTTATCGGCATACAGTTGCGCAATAGCGAAATCCACCTTTTCAAGTTCGCTTGCAGTCTTTAGCAGTTCCTCTGCATGCTCTTTTATCTCGTCGGCGTTACGCGAAGCCCAGTCGAAGAACTCAAGCGACGCGCGATGAACGAGGAACAGCGAGGAGCGTTCCATCTGTATGTCCTTCGCACCCAAGGCAGCAATGGTAGCAGCCGACGCGTTAAGACCGGCGAGCGTAACATGAACATTACCATGCGAGCGAAAAAGTGAGTGAACCGCCAAGCCTGTAGCGACTTGACCGCCGAGCGAGTTAATAAAGACATTGACTTGCTCGTCTTTCTTCTGTTGTAGGATATAAGCTATGTATCGCTCATCGAAATCGGGACCACCTACAAAGCCCGTCAAAAATAAATCGTAATTCATAAGCGTTGATTTTATTTGATTATTCAAAAATTCCAAGATTCAAAAATTCCACGATTCAAAAATTGCTTGCAATTTTACAAATCCGCTTCCTCTGCTTCAATATCTTCAATATCGGGGTTGTCTGCACCGTATTTGTGTAGCAGATATGCGATGCGTTCTTTTAAGTTCTTTATCGGTTTTATACCTAAGACGGTCGGGTCGGTGGTCGGTACAAACGGCTGCACCACTATATCTTCGTAAGGTATAACCTGTTCGTCTTCTGTCTCTACACGATTGACTTTTGAATACGCCGTTGCGATACGCCCCATCTCCCGGTAATCCTCTGCCTGTTCTGCCATCTCGTAAGCCTGAAGAAGCATCTCGTTGGCCCGGTAGCGATGAAACGCTTTTGTCGCCTGACTGAGCATCGGCAGCAGTGTGTGTATGTACTGCAAATCCTGATATGCCTGCGTCTTGCTTATGCCGTATCTTTGGCAAACCTCATTCACGGTATCACGGTCGCGTTTTTGCGGGTTGGCAAGCACCGTGTTGTACATATCACGCACACGCAAAAGATGCTCTATTATACCTACAGCATAACGCTTTTCAAGTTCCGCTTTTTCCGTGAATAAATCCGCTTTTACTATCTCTTCAAACTTTTGCATATTATGTTGTAAAACATATTTTATATATCCTCATTCTCCCACTCATCGGGGTTGTATTCCGTGGAGATACTCTGACGCTCTGTTATTGAGAACTGGAACAGCGCTGCACCATTGAGCGAGTACTCTGGTATTTCTTGGAAGCGGACATCGGTATCAAGATACACAAGGCTATCGGCATCCTGTATCGGGTATGGGTGCAACACGGAGCATATCTGTCGAAACAGATTCCGTTGTGTCTCAACGCACCTTTGTCGGGCGGCCGTGTCGTCAACCTTATAGCGCATTCCTATATACACCACATGCGAGCGTTCCAACTGGGGCGTGTTGATGGTGGTCAGTGTACCGTCGGAAATAGTCTCAAGAGCCACAAAATTGACGGTGTTTTTCAAGTTTGCGAAAATGTCGTTTATCTGGTCTAAACCTGTAACAAATAACATTTTGAAACCTTTTTGCCGGAAAAGTCTGTTTCTCTGCAGCAATGTGCTTAAATATGTATGAAAATCAAACATAGCGGTTTAATTATTCAAAAATTCAAAAATTCCAAAATTATAACTTGTAATTATCGTATATTTCCCACTTTTGGCGATATTCTTTGTCAAGTTTTATTATCTTTTTTATAAAAATGCTTCTTTCTTCCGGTTTTGGCTCTTTTGTGCGTCTTTCGTATTCTTTGAGTAAGATTTGTTGTGTTCTTATAGCATCTTTCAGTTTCCACGATTCATCATATATCTGCCGTATCTCCGGCGGTAAATAGTCGTGGTCGTCTCTCTTACCACGGACAACTGTACGCGGTTCTTCGGTCTTGCTTGGACCGTCTTCGCTTGGAGCATCTTCGCTTGGAGCATCTTCGCTTGGAGCGCGGTCGGCACCGCCCGCTGAAACATTATTACTCAAATCCTCTTGTGCCGGTTTTTTGGTTTTTTTTTTTCTACTTGGAGCATCTTCGCTTGGAGCGCGGTCGTCCCCGCCCGCAGAACTTGGAGCGTGGTCGTCCCCGCCCGCAGGTAATTGCGAATTGTTAATTGTAGATTGTAAATTGTTCAGCACTTTCTGCAACTGGTAAATCAGGTGTTTCAGCATCTGCAGCGGTTTTTTGACTACAAGGTTATAGAAGGCACGGTTATTGGTTGCCTTCAAAAAGAGTTCCGCCGCTGCTGTTATAAGGGCGACTGTTATCTGCGTGCGGTCCAAGGTAAGGAACTGACGGATTCTCCGTATATCTTCTGACTCAAGCATAGTTATATTTTTTTTATATTTTTTTTATATTTTTATTACCGGATTGCAAACAGTTTTTCTTCACATCGTTGCACACTACCCTGTGAGTTCAACTTGCGAACAACAGTCCATTCTTTTACAACTTGAAAGTCCTCCGGCATCGTGTATTCGGAAACATACACCAAGCAACCCAAATCCGCAAGCAGACGGCATGTATCGTAAAACTCCCCGTAATCTATCCTATTTTTGTACTCCCCCGTTCCTTTGTACGGCGGGTCAAAATACACCACATCGCCTTCCTCTGCTTCCGACACCACCCGGGTGTAATCGTCCACAAAAGCCCTGAATCTTGGAACTCTATCGTCCCCGCACTCACTTTCCACCTCCTGCACCCCTTCCAACCTTTCCAACCCATGCAACCCTTGCAACCTTTCCGACCTTTCCAACCCTTCCAACTCCTGCAACCTTTCCAACCTATCCAACCTTTCAAACCCCTGCAACTTCTGCAACCTTTCCAACACCTCCAACCTTTCAAACCCCTGCAACTCTATGCGGGGCAAGCCTTGCTTTGCTTTCTTAACGTTATTTCGGAGTTTGACGATAAAAACACGATACCAATATCGCCTCTTTTGTACAGTCTTTTCCGTCAGCATACGGTATGCCGGCTCTTTCAACTCCAAAACCTCGTCGGAATGAAGATAACCACGCATATTATTTCCGAAACTCCACAGGCTTTTTATCACGGGGTCGTCGGTTGCCATAAACTCCTCACGGCTGACAAACCGCTCGTATTTCTCAAAATCGAAGCAGCCGTCTATAATCTGTTCCAACACCTTATTAAACGGCTCACGGTCGTATGCTTTGACGGTGTGCCACTTGCCTGACAAAAGTGCGCAATGGCTAACACTGCAACCGCCGGAAAAAACATCGTGTAAAACACCGCTGCCGACCGGCAGGAAGTCTATTATCTCATCCGCGATTTTCTGCTTGCCGCCCTTGTATGGAAAACCATATTTCGCTGCTTGGTAGTTTATCATAAAAACTGCTCTATAATTCTTTACTATTACTATTTTCTTACCGCTATATCCCTATGCTCGTCCAAAGTGGTGAGTTGCAGAAAATCTACTGTAGGCACAATATCATGCCAGCCGTTGAAAGCACAAATAAGGCGATGCGGTTTCATGAGAATATCACGATACACCTTATTCTTTGCCTGTGCAATGGTGTAAAGCTCCCGTTTGTCAGAGCCTGAGTTATTCATCTGTTTGCCTGAGGGCAAAGTGCCTATCAGGTTTGAATGCACGCCCAAACTGAAACAAATGATATTGATAACTTCCTGCAGGTCGGTCTCGTAGTCGCCGCCTTCCTTTTGCGTATCAATGCGGGTTATCTTCACATCGCGCTGTTCCTGGCCATCAGGCGACACATAAAATGCGGAAAACAAAACCTTGCCGGCATTCTCTGCACCCGTCAGGAAATCTACCATCTGCTGTTTCTCTTTTATCACCCGTTCGTTCTGCTCTGAACGGTTGGTTATGCCTTCAACCTGAAAAATCTTTTGCCAGTAGCGGTCGTTTATCTCAATCTGATACTTGAACGAAGTAGTGTTCTTCAGTTTCGAGTACTTAACCTGTGCAATGAGTTGCTTTGTATCATACCAACGGCTCTTGAATATACTTGCATACATCGGGATTGGATAATAAGTAGCATTCACCGTTGGCACGCGAACCAAAACGGCATACACCCTTTGCGACTTGTTCTTGCCTACACGATTGAACAAGTCTTGCAACGGGTCTTTGGTATCAAGCAGCGGGAAATACTGCAGGCTCTCAGGTTGATTTTGGTAGCGGAAATCTCCGTATAACACACCCGGAATTCTGCATGAGGAGTCGGACTTTTCAAAGCGGCAAAACGCCGCTTCCTTTCGCTCAATGCGCACTATTTTCGTCAAGTCCTTCGATAACACCAGCACTACCACACTAAACCCGTAAGTGTTGAAATCCTGACTGCAACCGAAAAACACGCTCTGCAAGTCGTTGTGCGACAAAAACCGCGAAACAGCGTCTGCGGCCGGTGTCCTTTCAGCGTCAGCGGGCGTTTGTCCGACTGCCTTATACTCCAAACCGTTGCCATAATAACATTCCGACTGAAAACGCAAACAAGCCGACAAAGTTTCATCGGACTCAACCTTGTCTAAAATGTTATACGGCATTTGATTGTCTGCACCCCAAGGAATGTATTCTATAGGTTTGCGAAAACCCTGTTTTTGTACCGGGATGGGCGAGAAATCTCTATCTTCACGGAAAAGATTTTTAGCATCGGTAAAGAGAACTCCGACACCTGAAGGCATTATACTTACAGAATTTATCATAAAAAGACATATTTTTAACTTGTCGTTGCCCGGAGTACAAACCCGGAACGCGGACAAATTTTGTAACATTTTGTACCAAAAACGGACTGTTTTTTTGTAACATTTTGTACCAAAAACGGACTAAAAAACCGTGTTTGTCAAAAAAAATAACCGTTTTAATATGTCTTTTCCTGAATTTGGGGAAGAGGTTGTGCCTTTCCTGTATCAACCAAAATTCCCCGAAAAACAGCAACAAAGTGTGTTTTTCTGTTACAAATTACCGTTTGTTACAACTTTGTACCACATTTTGTACCACTTTTGTACCATACCGCAAATGCCGATAAATACTAATACTTTGTGCTATTTTGGTACAAATGTAACAAAATTTTCTTATACTTCCAAATTTTTTGAACAAAACCGTACCTAAGCAAGCTTTTTTCAAAATATATATATAAATATAACCCCTATTTTTGTAACATTTGTACCACTATCGTAATATTGGAAAAAATAGTTTTTTTTTTTAATTTTGCAAATAATTTTTTACAAAAACACACAATTTTTTTTTCTTATGATTCCCGGAATAACAAACATTGCAGTATTGCCGTGCGCCTCGCTACCCCGTCTAATGGAACCGCGCTCGCTCGCCGGAAAAACTTATCTGTACAAAGATTTTGCAGACCTGCCACAAGAGTGCCTGCCACTATATGGTGAAGCCTCACTTGAACGAAATCTGACTAACACCCCGCAAACCCGACTCGACGAAGTGAAACTGACCTTTGCAAGCGACGAACGACTGGCAGCGTATGCCTCTGCCGGACATTTGGCTTTCTTGCTCGACTATGCCGACGGCAGACACTACCTCATAGGTTCTGACGAGCATGCACCCGCCGTTGAAGTCAAATACGAAAACGGCGATGCCCGCTCAGGGCAAAGATATGAATATGAAATAAGCGTCAAAGGACTTTACTCTCTCATTCAACTCGTATGATACACCTAAACGAAGTTCTATACCGGCTTAAGCCCAAACGGGGCGACAAACCGCACACCGTTGAAGTCTTTTGCGCTGATGGCAGACTCATCGGGATAAACAACTGTTTCTGCATCCGTGAATATCCGCGACGCGGAACAAGGCTTCTGCGTGTTGCAACAAGCGGAGAAATACGACAAATACGAGACTTCCTCATCTACCGCTTCGACGGCGATGAAGTCGCTATGTAATTTTAGAATAAAACTATGATTTCCGTAATAAACAAATTTGCTCAAAAGCAAGTAGAAATATGGCAGGATAATTTGCGGAAAGTCCGTGCTACAGGCGAACGACGAAACAGGCACGGCTTCGGCGACGGCTCACTGTTCCGGCACCTCACACAGCAAGGCATCAGAGTAGCAGAACTGATCCGTGGCGTGTTCAGTATATCAACCGACATACCAATGTACGGCATATATTTCTCTGTAGGTGTGGGGCGTGGAACGCAAGCCGGCGGACAGTCCGAATCAAAACGCCGCGCCGCTCACTGGCTTGAACGACGCGGTTGGTACTCTATGCTTAAAAAAATACAAGCCTATACGCAATACTACATATCAAAACAACTTGATGAAGCATGGAACAACTAAACCAAGTATATTTCAATGAACCACAACTGAAAACCCAACTTATAGGGGCAAATACCACCGTTATTGTGGCGGGCCGGCGTACAGGTAAAACCGACAGTATCGCCACACCCTTTGTCCTGCGTAACATACAGCGGATGCAGGGTTCTACGGGGGGAATAGTTGTCCCCACCTTCCGGCACGGACTGACTAACACCCTGCCCGGACTCTTTGCCGCACTCAACCGCTGGGGCTACAAACAAGGCATACACTATGTCGTAGGAGTCAAACCGCCGAAAAGTTTCGGCCGTGCCATCATTGAACCGTCCGACTATGAGCGTGTCATATCGTTCTACAACGGCTCAAAAGCCGTGCTTATATCTCAAGACCGACCGGGCGGAGCAAACTCGCTCACTCTGTCGTGGCTGCTCATCGACGAAGCCCGCTTTATCGACTACGACAAACTTAAAAACGAAGTCTTCCCTGCAAACGGCGGCTCTAAACAGTTTTTCGGCAACCGCTCGTACAACCATAGCGTGCTTATCTTGTCAGATATGCCACAAGGCACCGCCGGCTCGTGGTTCTTGAACTACAAAAACAAAATGGATACACAACTCATCGAAACCATAGAAGCCCTCGTACTCGAAAAATGGAATTTACAGCACCCGGGAGCCGAACTTGGAGCGCGGTCGTCCTCGCCCGCCAACCTGCAGCCCCGCCTTCGCCTTCTCGACAAACGACTAAACCAACTCCGCAGTATCGCCGTCTATTATAAAGAGTATTCCACCATCGAAAACCTGCAACTCTTAGGCGAAAAATATATCGCGGATATGAAGCGAGACCTCACACCGCTTACCTTCCAAACAAGCATACTCTGTAAGCGCATCGAACGGCTCAAAGACGGCTTCTATTCGTCTTTAACCGACAGGAATATATATACGGCCACCGACACAAAAATATCCAATATCGGGGCTTCTATAACGAAAAATGCGGCGGAGTTCTCAACCGACTATAACCCCGACGAACCGCTGCTCATCGGTATGGACTATAACGCAAATATAAACTGGATTGTCAGCGGACAAACAACCCCGCTTCCCTTGGGGGAAGGGCAGGGGCTCAGCTTAAACATAATAAAATCCTTCTATGTCAAATTCGAAAGAAAAATCCCGGCACTCGTGCAAGACTTCTGTCAGTATTACCAAAACGCCCGAAATAAAACTGTGGTATTCTACTACGACGCCACCGCGCTGGGCTCTAACTATGCCGTTTCAGATAAAGATTTCCATCAAGTGGTGATAGACGAATTTGCACGGCACGGCTGGTTCTGTCAGGACATCTATATCGGCAAACCTATGCGACACGAACAAAAATACCTGCTCGTCAATCAATGCCTTGCCGGTAACGGCAAAGTCTTTCCACGTATCAACCGTGAAACCAACGAAGACCTTTTGCTCGCACTGCAAACGGCGGGGACTGTCCGTTCATCACGCGGCTTCCGTAAATATAAAGCCGGTGAGAAACTCGCTGAAAACGAAGAGAACCTGCTTGAGCACCGTACTGACGGCACCGATGCCTTCGACACACTGCTTATCGGAGCAGAAAGTTTCCCCGTCTCTAATTTCTCATCCATCCTTACATCGGGAATAAGTTAACCTCACTTGTATCGCGGTCGCCCTCGCCATCCTCACCCTGAACTTGTTTCAGGGTCTGAAAAAGGAATGAGGCGGAAACCTCATGCTGAACTTGTTTCAGCAT